TCCTTGATGTGACGCTTGAATAAATAACCTACCCGCTTCAGTAGTATCTACATTAGCACCCGATGTATCATCTATTTGTGCCATAAGTCTAACATAATTATGAGCAGCACCTGCATCATTTTTACCTAAAAAGTTGAGTTCTCCTAATCCGTCACTAACAGCAGGGCTGGCAGAAGTTCTTGTAAATAATATATTAGGGGCTTGTGACGCCCCATCCTCATTGACCTCAATTATCATTGTGTCTCCAGTTCCGCTATCAAGAATATGTAAAGGAGCAGTGGGGGCACTAGTCCCAATACCAACGTCACCACCATTAAACAAAGCGGCATAATTTGTATCTGCTGAACCCACATTAACAGTAAGACCTGTCGCTGTTGATGTTCCACTGGTCGCCCCAACAACATCAATGTCCATACCTATGACAGATGATGTTCCTAAACTAGCAGAGTTAACATCTAAGTTAATTCCAATATCGTTATGTGCGGCTGTTCCAGAACCAGCAACCGTACCATCGAAAGTTAATTTAGATTCAGATGTAACTGTTCCATCTCCATCATCTGTTAATAACTGATTAGCAGAACCGTCTACTCCAACTGGATGTAAATCTGAAACAACTAATGTTGCACCAGACCTATCTAATCCAGTAGTGGCAACTGTTCCTGCAACCACATCTAAGAAATCAGAAAGTGTTTCTTTTTTAGATGCATTACTATCATCAGAGTCTATGAATACTATTGAATCCCCATCTGCTATTACACCTGCGCTTAAAGCATTTAAATTATCTCCACCTATTGTTGGTAAATCAGTACCATCAATCGCAAATGTTTTACCCGATGCTAAATCTATACCACCATCATCAATATCTAATATTTCTACTTCATCTATGTAAACAGATATTTTAGAATGATTTGCTGTACCCGATGCAGTTTTTGTTGTAATTCTAATTTCTTCTGCTGTTTTGTTAGAACTACCATTTAAAACTTCAATGTTTAAAGATTCTGTGGCACTAGTTCCTAAAGATAAACTTACATCTGCATTATTTGCATCTTCATAAATTGTCACATCTTTTTGAAATTCTGCACCTGCGTTAAAAATTGCTTTTCCTTCATCGCTCATATCCAAACGCAATGCAGTTATTGCGCCCCCACCATCGTCTCCTTTGAATCTAATATCCATATCTTGCATAGTTGCGGTAACGTTAGTATGCCCAGAATCACTAGATATAGACAATGTTTCAGCATATGCATGTGTGCTTACATAACCTATTGATAAATTATTATCTGTTTTATTAGACGTAAAAAACTGTGTTGGTAAACTCGCAGTTGCAACATTAGCATCATGGGCTACTTTAATTAATGCTATTGGAATATCCCCAGCAGTTAATTCTGGAATATCATCAGTTGCCGAAGACCCATCAGTAATATCCCTAACAACTATTGTATTATTTGCCGCAACCACTACTAAATGGTAATAATGCCCAGAAGTTGGCCTAGATAATTGTGTATCAGAACTTGCAGTTATTGCATTTACTGAAACATATTTACCATCTCTAAACACTTTACCTGCTGTAACTGCTATTCTAGGAGAAGTACCATTACTAAATGTAATGTTAAAACCTAAACTCCCAGTGTCTCCATTTTTCAATGCATAATTTCCTCTAGCCGCTTCATATAAAGTTTTAAAAATTCCAGAATGTGGGAAATCTAATCCATCTCTAATTTGATTTGCTGGAGTCACATCATTTGTATTTGGTGGAACTACCATTTCGCTTATTCCCAACCCTGCATTGTTAACTATATTCGTCATTATTCTACCTCCACTGAAAGCGTAAATGTTATTTCATCTGAATTATTAAATGGGCCTAAACCTTCAAAAGATAATCTAGATAACATAGTAGTTTCTACTGTTGCTTCTGTTCCGTCAGTATTGGACTCACCAGTAATCTGAACACCTTCTAATTTCATTTCATCAAACTGGTCATCTTGAGGCAACTCTCCAAATATGCCAAACTCTCTAACAACATTTGCTGACAATTGACTACCTAAAAGTACCAGTTTAAAATCTGTGCTAGTATCACCAGTATTGGTAGCGGTAATACTTATACCTTCATCTGGTGTTATTATCGGCACGTCTAAACTATTTGAATTCGGATTAGTTGAATCGCTACCAGTTCCTACATTACCTGTTGTAAAAAAATTTTGTAAAAACAAATTAATTTTTTTCTTTGCTTCTTCTGTTATCATACTAGTTCCTCCTCTAAAATTACCTCTGTACCAACTGAACCTAAACTTGGGTTGAATCCCACGCTGTTACTCGCTACATTAACTGCATAATTAAATCCAATGGTAAATGGACTACTAAACACACCTGTTTTAGTAGCAACTAGTCTCACTCCTTTGATTTTCATAGTGTCAAAGAAGTTGTTTGTGTCGTTGACGGATTTAAATTTACTTGCTCTCAAAAAGGCTAAAGTCTTTTTACTTTTTACCATCAGTTCAGCAAGTCTTTCACTAATCCCTTTATTATAAGCCCCTATTTCTAATTCCATTATACCTAGATTATCATACCTTATTTCTAGTACAACATATCTATCTGCGGGAATCCCTCTACTTGGAATATCTAAATTAATTATATCTCCAAC